CTTGTTGCTGATGAAATCAATAACGCTATTGGCTACTTAGAGTCAGATACGGTTCAAGCTCGTGCTGATGCGATGAGCTACTACTTCCGTGACAAGTACGGTACTGAGGTAGAAGGTCGCAGCCAAGTAGTTACCGGTGAGGTAGCTGAAGCCGTAGACGGTGCATTGCCTCAACTAATCCGTGTTTTCACATCATGCGAAGATGCTGTGCGTTTTGAGCCTACTAAAGACGGTGAAGAAGAACTCGCTGACCAAGCTAGTGACATGGCAAACTGGGTGTTCTATAAAGACAACGATGGCTTCTTAATCCTACACAACTGGTTCAAGGATGCATTGCTACAAAAGGTTGGTGTTGTTAAAGCCTACTGGGAAGAGAAAAAAGACACCATCAAAGAGAAGTATAAAGGCTTAACCGATGACGAGTTAGCCATGATCATGCAGACTGGCGAGTGGGAAATCACCAAGCAAGTGACCGATGTAGTAATTGGTGCTGATGGTATATCTTACAATACGCATAACATTACAATCCAAAAGATAAACGATGAGAGCCGTATCGCTATTGAGAACGTACCACCAGAGGAGTTCTTAATCAGCAAACGTGCTAAGACCATTGAAGACTCACCATTCACGGCACACCGTAGAATGATTGCCCGTGGTGACTTGATCGCTATGGGTTACGAGAAGTCTATCGTAGACACAATCCCAGCTAATGACCGTTTAGAGTACGCACCAGAGCGTTTAGCTCGTTTTGGTCGTGATGAGTTGCCTGACTACACACAGTCCAGCGACCTATCAATGGAAGAGGTTGAGATATTTGAGTGCTACATCAAGGTAGATACTAACGACAACGGCTTACTAGAGCTACGCAGGGTTATCCTAGGCGGTGAAACAATACTGTCTAACGAAGAATGCGATTATGTGCCATTCCACTCTGTATGCCCAATTCCTATTCCACACAAGTTCTTTGGTCAATCACTAGCCGACAGGACAATGGACTTGCAACTAACCAAGTCTACTATCCTACGTCAGATGCTAGACAACTTGTACCTAACAAACAATGCTCGTGTTACAGCCGTAGAGGGTCAAGTAAACCTAGATGATTTACTAACGTCTACTGCCGGTGGTGTTATCCGTGTTAAGAATCCTCAAGCAGTAAATCAACTAACAGTAGCAAACACAGCAGGTCAATCATTCCCGATGATGGAATACTTGGATGGTGTTCAAGCTAAACGTACCGGTGTTAGCGATCTACAGCAAGGTCTTGATGCTAACGTGCTTCAGAACACTACAGCAACAGCCGTGGCAGCCATGATGCAACAGTCAGCAGGTAAGCTAGAGCTAATGGCTCGTATCTTTGCTGAAACAGGTGTTAAATCATTATTCCGTGGCATCTTGCACCTACTATGCAAATACCAAAACCAAGCCAAGACAATTCGTATGCGTGGCAAATGGGTATCTTATGACCCACGTGAATGGTCTAACCTATACGATGTATCAATCAACGTAGGCTTGGGCAACGGTAATCGCCAAGAACAGATTGCTATGTTGCAAATGATTATGTCTAAACAAGAAGAAATCATCGGCAAGTACGGTGCTAACAACCCATTGGTGACTGTAACGCAATATCGCAGCACTCTTGGTCGCATGATTGAGATGGCTGGCTTTAAAGACACCACATCATTCATTAATGACATTACACCAGAGGTTGAACAGCAAATAATGCAGGCAGCATCACAGCCACCTGCTGATCCAACGTCAGAGGCAGCACAGTTATATGCCAAGGTAGAAGAACAGAAGGCTCAATTATCTGCACAGACATCTGAAGCCAAGCTACAACTAGACCGTGAGCAAATGCAGGTAGACAATGCTCGTAAAGAACTAGAGATGCAACAGAAACAAATGCAAATGGAAGGTGACTACCGTATTAAGGAAGCCGAGTTGCAATTGAAACAGATGGAGCTTGAGCTAAAGACACAGGCAACAGACGGTAAACTACAGACAGAGCAGCTTAACGCTATTATGTCAGCCATTACCAGCTTGAATGAAATGGTAAAAGGTGGTATAAAGGCAGAGTCACAAGATGTAGTAGATAACTTTGATTCAACTACTATATATGGTATAGAGGACTAAATTATGGGGACTCCAGCACTTCAATCACTAACACAACAAGGTCAAGTATATTATGACGCTGATACTAATCAATACTATACTCAGCCAGCTCAGCAACAAAACAATCCAATGGCTGCATTGTTTGGGGTAAATCGCAATCCACAGCGTAATTATTTAAACAACTTTAATAATCAATCTATGACTGCAAAGCCAGCTCAACAATTTACTCCAATTGATATCGCTGCATTATTCCCAGAGTTATATCAAGGCGCACAAGGTATGCAAGGTGACTCACAAGCTAGTGCCGGTTTACTTGGACAAGGCGCAGCACAATCAGCATCTAGTGGTGCTGGAAGGTTCATGTGACCAAATCCGAATGGGCAAACAATATGCTCCAAGACCAAAACTTCTTGGATGTATTTAAAGAGATGGAAGATTTACAAATGCTACGGTGGGCTAACTCACCGCTTTACGATTACGATGAGCGACAAGAGGCTTACACAAAGCTAACAGCCATCCGTGAAGTAATGGCACATATAGTTGGCATGGCAGATGACCGCAAGATTAATGCAAAACGCTGGAAGATACTTTAACGCTTTTGCCAATAATGGCTAATTTAGGAGTAAATGATGGAAACGCTCACCAACCCGCAAGGGAGTGAAACACAAAGTAATGGCACTATCAATGAAGCAACAAACGCATTCTTAGGTTTAATGGGCGGTGAAGATGCACCCGAAGAAGGGCAAGCAGAAGCACAACCAGAGCAAGAGAATGACGAAGGTGGTAACGAGCAAGAAGTTGAGCAAGAAGAAGTTAGCTCAGAGGAGTCTGAACCAGACCAAGACGAACAACGGTTTCAAGTTAAAGTCAATGGCGAGGATAAAGAACTAACCTTAACTGAACTAAAATCACTAGCGCAACAAGGTGCAGATTACACCAAAAAGACGCAACAAGTAGCAGAGCAAAGAAAAGCAGTAGAGGCTGAACAAAAAGCTATTGAAGAAGCCAAATATATGCGTGATGCTTATGCAGAACGGTTGCAGGCAATGGAGCAATTACTGAATGCTCAACAACCAGTAGAGGATTTAGAGTATCTAAAAGAGTCCGACCCTATTGGTTACGCTGTACGAGTGGCAGAGATGTCGCAGAATAAAGAGAAGTTATATGCAATACAAGCTGAACGTAATCGCATTGCAGAGATGCAACAAGCGGAGCAACAGCAAGGAATGCAACAATACTTGTCCGAACAGGCTGCTAAATTGTCTGAAACACTACCGGAATATAGCGATCCAGTAAAAGGTGAGGCACTAAGGTCAGATTTGCGTACGTTTGCAAAGAACTTAGGATTCTCAGATCAAGAGCTATCAGCAGTACGTGATGCTCGGCACGTTATGGCATTGTATAAGGCAATGCAGTACGATAAATTACAACAATCTAAGCCTCAACTAAACAAGAGGGTTAGTGAACCGCCTAAGACTATTAAGTCTGGTAACAGTAATACAGCAACAAATACTGACCAGCATAAGAAGGCTATGGCTCAATTACAAAAAACAGGCAAAATCCGTGATGCGGTTTCTGCTTTTGAAAACTTTATTTAAGGAATTATCATGGCAACATATCAAACCTATACCGCCATTGGTCAACGTGAAGACTTGGCTAATGTAATCTACAACATCTCTCCTACAGATACTCCATTCATGACATCTGTTGGTAAGACTTCTGCTACTGCCGTATACCACGAGTGGCAAAAAGACAGCTTGGCTGCTGTTAATACTTCTAACGCTGTTGTTGAGGGCGCTGCTGCATCTGATGCAACATTGTCACCTACTACTCGTATTGGTAACCGTACTCAAATCTCTGCTAAAACTGTTAAAGTTTCTGGTACTTTGGAAACAGTTAACAAAGCTGGTCGTAAATCTGAGAAAGCATACCAATTGGCTAAGGCTTCTGCCGAAATCAAACGTGACATGGAAGCTATCCTATTGAGCAACCAAGTTGCTTCTGCTGGTGATGCTACAACTGCTCGTACTTTGGGTGGTTTACAAGCATGGTTAAATACCAACTACTCTGGCGGTACTTCTGGTACTGCTGGTGCATCTGGTACTACTGCTCGTGTAACTGGTACAGACCGTGCCTTTACTCAAGCTATCTTGAATACAGTTATCCAATCTGCTTATGTTGCAGGTGGTTCACCAACAATCTTGATGGTAACTCCAGCTCAAAAAGTAGTTGCATCTACATTTGCCGGTATCGCTACACGTTACAAAGATATCCCAAGCAACGTACAAGCATCTATCATCGCTGCTGCTGACGTGTTTGTTTCTGACTTTGGTACTATCTCTATCGTACCTAACCGTTTCATTCCTAACTCAGACAATGATGACGTAGCATTCTTACTAGATCCAGAAATGGCTTCAGTAGCTTACTTACGTCCATTCCAAACTAATGAACTAGCCAAGACAGGCGATGCCGATGTAACTCAGCTTTTAGTTGAGTACACATTAGAAGTTAAGAACGAAGCAGCACACGGTATCATTGCTGACTTAACTTAATAGTTAGTTAGATATGTGGGGAGGGGAAACTCTCCCCCATTATGAGGTCTTATGAGCAATATAATATCCAACGGCATTACAGATACATCATTCATAGATAACGGTGATGAGCTAATCATTGCTAAGAGCCAAGACATAACTGGCATACTTGAGATGAACAAGCGTGAGTACGCTGCTCAAGACGAACGTAAAAGATGGAGCGAGGATGCATTCGGCAACAAGGTAGCATCTATACCGCTCACAGTTTTCGCAGATTTAGAAAAGCAAGGCATCACTAGAGGCTTTGCAGTAATAGACAAGAAAAGATTTAACGCATGGTTAAACGACCCTGATAACAGGGCATTTCGCACAAGGGCAGGTAGGATTTAAGGTATAATAATAGACATGGATAAGTATTATGTTTATGAGCATTTAAAACCTAACACAAATGAAATATTTTATGTTGGCAAAGGTGCAGGTCATCGGGCAAATACTAAATCTAATAGAAATATTTATTGGCATAATATTGTAAATAAATATGATGGATTTGATGTTAGATATTTAATAAAAAATGTTGATGAAGAATTTGCATTATTAGTTGAATGTGAGCGAATATCACAACTGAAAATGTTAAACATAAAAATATGTAATTTAACAGATGGTGGCGATGGTGTTTCTGGATATAAATTTACAGAGCAACAAAGAAAAAATATTTCTGATGGACATAAAGGTCAAGTAGTTTCAGAAAAAACACGGATTGCAGTTTCAAAAGCTCATAAAGGAATACCAAAATCTGCAGAAGTTAGAAAGAAAATTTCAGATAGTAATTTAGGCAAGAAACGAACAAAAGAACAAAATGAAGTAATGTCTAAGCTAAAATCAAAACCAGTTTATTGCATTACAGAAGATAAGTATTTTAAAAGTGCAAAAGAAGCATCTCAACATTACGGATTAGGACTAGCATCTGTTTCTATTGTATGCAATGGAAAAAGAAACTCAGTAAATAAAATGAAATTTTGTTATGTTGAAGATAAAAAGGAAATGGAATGTCCCTAACAAATTACTCCGACTTACAGACTACGATTGCCAGTTACCTTGCTCGTAGCGATTTAACAGCAATGATTCCTGACTTTATCAGGCTTGCTGAAACACGTTTACGTAGGGAGTTACGTATTCGCCAAATGTTAAAGGTAGTAACCACAACAGCAGTAGCAGGCGATTCTACAGTAGAGTTACCGTCAGACTTCTTGCAGATGCGTGACATACACCTAAACACAAACCCTGTAGCAACATTAGAGTACCAGTCACCTAGCGCATTATTCCGTAACTCTCGCACTATGGACTCTGGTCTACCGCATCAATATACTGTCCTAGCACAAGAGTTTCAATTATCTCCAGTACCAGACAGTAACTACACAATAGAACTTCTATATTACGCAGCACCAGTATTCATGAGCGATACAGTACCATCAAATGCGTTTATGGCTATCTGTCCAGACCTATTACTTTACGGTGCTTTGGGTGAGGCAGAACCTTACATTATGAACGACTCACGTCTACAGACTTGGGCTTCATTGTATGACCGTGGTGTAACTGCTTTAACAGTATCAGATGACCAAGGCGAGTATGCTGGGTCACCAATTTCAATCTCAATAGCAACACGATAAAGGAAACATTATGTCCGAAATTAGTAACTACCTAGAAAATGCTCTAATCAATGTAACGCTACGAGCTACATCTTACACAGCACCAACAACAATCTACGTGGCACTTTACACAAGTGACCCTACAGATGCTAACACAGGCACAGAAGTATCTGGTGGCTCTTACGCTCGTACAGCAGTAACATTTGCTGCGCCATCTAACGGTGCTAGTCTATCTAACGCAGACTGCACATTCCCACAATGTACCGTGGCATGGGGTACAGTAGGTTGGATTGGCTTAATGGATGCATCAACAAGCGGTAACTTGCTATATCACACTCCATTAGACTCATCTAAAACAATTGACGCAGGTGACATATTTAAGATTGCTTCTGGCAGCCTTTCAGTAACACTATCTTAGGATAAATCATGGCTCTTATAGTCAAGGACAGGGTACAGGAAACATCGTCTACCACAGGTACAGGTACTCTTACGCTTAGTGGTGCTGTATCAGGCTTTCAGACATTTTCGTCTGCTATTGGCAATACTAATACAACATACTACTCAATTTCAGGTGGAACTGAATGGGAAGTAGGTATTGGTACTGTGGCAGCCGGCACTTTATCTAGGGACACAGTTTTATCTAATAGCTTGGGTACTACTGCGCTAGTTAACTTTTCTGCTGGTGTAAAAAACGTATTTGTTACCTATCCTGCCGACAAATCAGTCACTATAGATGATGTACAAACGCTCACAAATAAAACCTTAACCAGCCCTACACTAACTACTCCAGCATTAGGTACTCCTGCTTCAGGTACTCTTACCAATTGTACTGGTCTACCAAATGGTGGTCTTGTAAACTCAAGCATTACAATAAATGGGTCATCCGTTAGCTTGGGTGGTACAGCAAGTGTTGGTACAGTTACATCTGT